TGAAGGGTAGTGACCTCGTGCGCCATGCAAGCCTCACCATCACACAGTATTTCAAGCATCGAGCGACCTGCGGAGTTGAGGCAAGCATCCGCCTTGCTGTTATCAAGATGGTTGCAAAGAATCAGGATGATCTGCGGGCGATGATCGGGTCGGCATTGCCGGAATATCAGCCGAAGGCAATGCTGAACAGCACCACATCACAGGATGATGGGGTGCGCCCATGACCCTCACTGCCTTCATCCCGGCGCGACAGGTAGAGCGCAAGAAAGAAGGCAGACCGCCCAATCCGACATTGTCGGAAATGGTGACGTGCGAGAACTGCGGTAAACTCATCAGGAGTTATTACTCCCATCAACGCCGGAAGCGATTTTGCTCGCGACGATGTGTGGCCGAGTTCTCACGAAAGGGGGTGTTTTGCCGACAGTGCCACCAGCCAATACCGTCACCGAGATCATGGGGGCGTCAATATTGCTCGAAGCAGTGCTATCACAAATCGCGCACCCTCACGCTCGGCGAGGCGCATAAACACGAGGTGATCCAAACGTACAAGCGCCGCGCGAAGTCACGACACCTCGCGTGGATGTTGTCGGACGTGGAGGTAGAATCCCTGCTGTCTGGAGACTGTCACTATTGCGGGGATGCTCCGAGTAACGGGACAAAAAGTAAGCGCGGCGAGCGGCACAACGGCGTGCTGACCTACAACGGTATTGACCGCGTGGACAGTTCACTTGGTTACACTAAGGGCAACTGCGTCTCGTGTTGTCGCATGTGCAACCTGATGAAGCTGAATTTTCCGAAGGATGTATTCCTTGCGAAGGTAGGGAGGATAGCACTCACATGGAAACTGAATCGAACCTGGTAGCGTTTATTCCAGCTCGTTCTAACTCCCGCAGGATTCCCGGCAAGAATATCCGCCCCTTCTTCGGCCACCCGCTCCTGGCCTACGCGATTCAGGGGGCGCAGGACTCCGGCCTGTTCGACGGCGGCATCTACGTCTCGACGGACGCGGACGACATCGCCGCCGTCGCCGTCCACTACGGCGCGCGCGTCCTACGCCGTCCGCCCGAGACGGCCACCGACACGTCGCCGGATGCCGAGTGGATCGCGCACGCCCTGGCGGAGACCGGCGCGACCGCCTACGCCATCCTCCGCCCCACGAGCCCCTTCCGCACGGGCGACACCATCCGGCGCGCCTTCGCGGCCTGGGACACCTTCAGCCACCTGAAGGCTGTCGAGCGCGTCCACCAGCACCCCGGTAAGATGTGGCGCGTCGCCGGGCGCTACATGGTGCCCCTGTGGGACGGCGGCGGCCACCTCTGCCAGACGAACACACTGCCCGCCGTCTACGTCCAGAACGCCAGCCTGGAGTGGCGCACCGCGGGCGTGATGGACTCCTACCAGCCGTTCCTGACCGAAGGCTACGAAGGCTTCGATCTCAACACTCCGGATGACTGGATGCTGGGCGTCTCCCTGGTGCAGCGCGGCCTCGCGTCCCCGCCGCGCATCGAAAGGAGCCCGTATGCCATCTAAGCCGCCCCCGTTCTCCCTACTCCAGACCACCGACATAGAGCGATTCCGGTATCGCACCTGGGCCACGAAGGAGCCGGAGACCATCGCCTGGATCGACCATTTCCGCGACGGGGATCGCGTCTTCGACATCGGCGCGAACGTGGGCATCTACACCCTCTACTGCGCCGCCGTGCATCCCCGCTGCCCGATCCTCGCGTGTGAGCCGGACACCAAGAACTTCGCCCATCTCCGCGAGAATGTGGACGCGAACGCCTATATGCCCCGCGTCACCGTCGCGCAGGTCGCGGTCGGCGACCATGACGGGACGGAGATTTTCGGCGAGGCGTCCCCCGAGGTCGGCGCGACCGGCGGACAGGTGGGCGAGTGGTTCCCCGGGAAAGCGCGCTACGTGGTCGCCACATACACCCTCGACACCCTCGCGGCCACCTATGGCGTCCCCGCCCACGTCAAGATCGACATTGACGGGCAAGAGCTGGCTGTCGTGCGCGGGATGACGGGCCTCCTGCGCGACCCTGGCCTGCGCTCCGTGCTGATTGAGATCGACCTCGGCGACCACGACTTGCGCGAGGCGATCCTGGCGATGATCACCGCGACGGGCTTCACGGCGGCAAACCGCTTCAACACCATGACGCCGCACTCCCGCGAGCGCCGCGCCGCCGAGGGCGTCCACGTCGAGAACGTCGTCTTCACGCGGGAGGGGTGACGTGGCTGCGACCGGCCTGCCCGCGAAGCCTTACCTGCGCGTGGATGAAGTTGCGGACCATCTCCGAGTGTCGCGTCGGACGGTCTACCTCTGGGTGCAGATCGGCAAGCTGCCCGGGGTGCGCGTGGTCGGCACGGTCCGCATCCCGAGCAGCGCCCTGCAGGTCCTGATCGCGCAGGACCCCGACGCGACGCCCTAAATAGCGTGCAACGTGTGCATCCTGCGCTAGACGGCGGATGCCGCACCCGCTACCCTATGCGTACATGGTCCAGCGCGATCCCTTCGGGGACGCAGGACAGGCGGCTCCGGCGCTCCCACGCCACTGATTGGGCCGCCTAGCGAACCAGCGGGGAAACCCGATGCGATAGGCTGACGACAATTCAACCCCAGACTCCGGCTGATCCCCGGAGGGGGCGCATCCCGACAGCGGGCCTCTCGTCGACGAGCGAGTGGCCCGCTGTTTTTTGGGGGACAGGAGGCCCATGGTCACGCGCCTCATCGCGTACGTCGATGCCCGAGACGCATTCTGCGCCACGGGCTTTCTGTGTCTGGCGTCCGGCCTGGCCTGGCGCTACGGCGCGGACCTCGCCCTGATCGTCTGCGGCGGGATCATCCTCGTCAAGGGGCTGACGCGATGGGTCTGATCAGCATGATCGAGTCGCGCAGCGGCGGCCTCAGCGATCCGAACTTCTGGGTAAACACCCTCCTGGAGTCGCCCGCCGCCACCAAGTCCGGCGTCTCAATCACCGCCGACACCGCCCTCAAGATCTCCACGGTATACGCCTGCGTGACCATCCTGGCCCAGACCATCGCCTCGCTGCCGATGACGGTCAACCGCAAACTCACCTCCGGCGGGAACGCGGAGGCGGCCGATCACTGGCTGTATTCCGTCCTGCACGACACCTTCAACGCCGAGCAGACCAGCTACGAGGCGCGGGAGATGGGCGTCGGCGCGCTCAAGCTGCGCGGCAACTGGTACAACCGCATCGAGCGCAACTGGCGCGGGCAGATCGACGGCATCTGGCCGATGAACCCGTCACACGTCACCGTCTCCCGCGTGAACGGCGCGACGTGGTACGCCTACGAGCCCGGCCACGAATACGATCCGCTCGGCACGCGCCGCGGCCTCTACGCCGCCCGCGACATCTGGCACGTCAAGGGCTACTCCTCGGACGGCCTCACCGGCCTCTCGACCATCAGCTATGCCCGAGAGTCGATGGGGCTGTCCCAGGCTCTGAACGACTTCACCGCCGAGTTCTTCGGCCGCCAGGCGGTCCCCGGCAACGTCCTGGAGCATCCGGGGGCGCTCAGCCCAACGGCCCGCGCGAACCTCAAGGCCTCCTTGGAGGAGTACGCCAAATCGAAGCGCCACACCACACTGATCCTCGAAGAGAACATGAAGTGGAACACCATCGGGATCAGCAACCGTGACGCGCAATTCCTGGAGCTGTCCGGCGCGCAGATCCGCGACATCGCCCGGTGGTTTAACGTGCCGCTGATCCTCCTGCAGGAGCCCGACAAGGTCAGCACCTACGCGAGCGCCGAGCAATTCTTCCTCTCGTTCGTCAAGCACACCATCTGGCCGATCACGCGCCGACTAGAAGCCTCGGCCAACCGCGCGCTGCTGACCGCCTCCGAGCGGGCCGCCGGCCTGTACGTCAAGTTCAACCTGAAGGGGCTCCTCGAGGGCGACTTCTCCACACGGATGGGGGGCTACAGCGTCGGTCGCAACGGCGGCTGGTACAGCGTCAATGACATCCGCGCCCTCGAAGACATGCCGCCGATCCCGAACGGGGACATCTACCTCCAGCCCGTGAACTACGTCGAGGCGGGCACCGCGCCGGAGCCGACGCCGCCCGCGACCCCGCCGGAGCCCGATGGAGACGACGATGCCTAGAGAGATCCGCTCCTTCACGTTTGCCCGCCGCGCGGCCGACGACGCCAGCCGCAAGATGATCGGCCATGCCGCCGTGTTCGGCGAACCGGCCGACATCGGCGGGTACTTCCGCGAGCAGATCGCGCCGGGGGCCTTCACGGACAGCATCACAGCCGACGACATCCGCGCCCTCTTCAACCATGACCCCAACTTCGTCCTGGGCCGCAACACCGCCGGGACGTTGACCCTCGCGGAGGACCAGGACGGCCTCGCGGTCGAGATCGACCCGCCCGACACGCAGATCGCCCGCGACCTGGCGGTGTCCATCGACCGCGGCGACGTGTCCCAGATGTCCTTCGCGTTTCAGGTGCTTGCCGAGGAATGGGTGAAGGGGGAGGACAAGGAGCTGGACCTCCGCACGATCACCAAGGTCCGCCTCTACGACGTCTCGCCCGTCACCTTCCCGGTCTACGAAGGCACCGACATCGCTTTGCGGTCTCGGGACGCCTGGGCGCAGGCCCACGCGCCGACCGCGCCGCCGACGCCACCCCCGGCGGAGCCTCCCGCCACCCTGGCAGCACAGAAGCGACTGATCGCAAAAAGGAGCTGACCATGTTCGACATTTTCGAAGCCAAGCGCAAGAAGGCCGACATCCTCAAGCGCCAGCGCGAGCTGCTGGAGACGCTGGACAAAGAGAGTCGGAAGGCCACCGAGGAGGAGAACACCGAGTACCGGAAGCTCGATGCCGAGGTCGAGCAGCTGGAGCGGGACATCCTGGACGCCGAGGAGGACCAGGAGCGGCGGCGGAAGCTGGCGGAGAAGGAGCTGGCCGCGCAGAAGGCCCCCGCCGTCCGCAAGGCCACCCCGGCCGGGCAGGCCGACGTCGATCCTGACAAGGAGTTCCGGAACATTGGGGAGATGTTCTGGGCCATCGCGGCCGAGAAGGTCGACCACCGCCGCGACGCGCGCCTCGACGTGCTGCGCGAGCAGCGCGCGCAGAGCATGGGCACCGGCTCCGAGGGCGGCTTCGCCCTGCCGACGCAGTTCCGCGACACCATCCTCCAGGTCTCCCCGCAGGAGGCCATCGTCCGGCCCCGCGCGACCGTGATCCCGGCGGGCAACCCGCCCGACGCGAAGCTGGAGATGCCCGCCCTCGACCAGACCGCCGCCTCGAACGTCTATGGCGGGGTGACCATCACGCACACGGGCGAGGCCATCACCATGACGGAGACCTCGGCGGCGCTCCGCCAGGTGACCCTAGAGCCGAAGGAGATGTCGGCGTACATCGTCACCACGAACAAGCTCCTCAACAACTGGGAGGCCGCCTCCAGCTTCATCACCACGCAACTCCGGACGGCGATGATCGGCGCGGAGGATTACGACTTCCTCCGGGGCGACGGCATCAACAAGTCGCTCGGCGTGTCCAACGCCCCCGCGACCATCACCGTGGGCCGCTCCGCCGCCAACACCATCGCCTGGGCCGACATCATCGGCCTGTACGCGCGGGCAAAGCAGGGCGGGAACCTCGCCTGGATCGCCTCCCCGACCACCATCCCGCAGCTCGTGACCATCGTGGATGCGGGCTCGCACTCGCTCTGGGTGGGCGGGGTCGGGGCGAACATGCAGGGCGCGGCCGGGTCGCTCCCGCCGACCCTCATGGGCATCCCGGTCCTGTTCGGCGAGCGCAACCCCGCGCTCGGCACCTCGGGTGACATCCTGCTGGCGGACCTGAGCTACTACCTCATCAAGGACGGCTCCGGTCCCTTCGCGGCCCTGTCCACCGAGCTGCTCTTCCTCAGCAACCGCACCGTGTTCCGGCTCGTCTGGAACGTGGACGCGCGGCCCTGGCTCACCGAGGCCATCGCGCTGGAGGGCTCCAGCACCAGCACGGTCAGCCCGTTCGTGAAGCTGTCCTAATACCCCATGACGGGGCCGGCGGGATGACGCGCCGGCCCCGACGGAGGGCTCACACATGAAACCGTACGAGGCAGTTCGAATCGAACCGTTCAGCAACTTCGCCGCAGTGGACGGCGAGTCCACCAAGGTCGCCGGGGGCGCGATGGGCTCGACCATCGGGGGCGCCGCGATCAACGTCTCCCGGGCCGGGATCGGCGACTTCACGGTCCTGGTCGGCGCCTACGTGGGCGCGACCGCCACGGCGCAGTCGCAGTCCGCCACGGCGGCCAAGTCGGTCGGCTTCGCCGTCTACGAGGCCACCGCCGCCACCCATGCGGGGTCGGCGATCACGGGCGCGACGATCACGCTCGGCTGCGCCACGGCGGGGGTCTGCCGCGGCCTGTACGATGCGTTCCTGACCGTCTGCTCGGCGCTGACGACCGCGGTCAGCGTCAACCTCAACGGCATCG